ATTACTATCTTTATCTTTGACCTTTTTACTTGAATACATTTCTTTTAAAGCTGTTTTTAGATCAAGTTTTTTAATGATTTTTATTAATTTAAATGCATCTTTTGCAAGTAATTTTCTCATTTAAAACACTCCTTTATTTTTAAAAATGAAAAAGGGGCCTATTTTAAGCCCCTTATACTGAAGTCGTGAACTTGAATGTCTGTGGTGCAGATAGACTGTTCCCACCATAATCTTTCAGGCCTGTTCCTAGTATGATGTTGTAACTGGTTGATGCTGTTAGTAATGCAGATATCGTCATTGTCACAATTCCACTCGTTACGGTAAAGGAACCTGTAATCGTTGTTGAAGCTGTAGTGGCAATAAGCATGATATTTGCGGACGTAATAGTGCTGGAAAGTATTGGCTCACTGAACGTAAGCGTGATATTCGTTGTTTGAGTTGCAGTAGTACTATTAGCAGATGGAATACTACTTGAAAATGTTGGAGGTGTGGTATCAGCAGTAGTTCCGTAAACCGTAGTAAACCACGCTGTACCAATGGCGGATGTATAATCAGTAGCATCATCACGAGTGCTGGATTTAAACCGACCATCAAATATTCTAGCGACACCCTTCCATGACATTGTTGGTGTTTGCCAGTTAATTTTGTCAGCCTTAGTTTGAAAATCAGTTTTTGGTTTATTGAATTTTCCCTTTAGGAACCAGTAATAAGAATAACCACCATTAGATCGTTTTGCGCGGAATCCAAAAGCGCAATCTACTGGTTGATCGGTTGTTAGTTCGTTCAATACTCCCCCAACAATGGTATGACCAGCTAATGTGGCATAATCTTCCTGAGATATATCGGCGATATCAACATCAAGGTCAATCTCACCCATAGTCTCAGCCGTGTCATATGCTCCGTCATCGGCGAACAGTGTCTCTACCTTGGAATTAGGATTGTAAGATACCTTGATAGCCCCTCGTAGGGGTACAGGTGTCTGATAGGTAACTCCTGCCGTGGTGTCTGAGGTGAGGAGAGCATAGTAAAACTGGTCGAGACCAATAAGTACCTTCTTGGACAAATTAATCACCATCCTTCTTGATTTCGGGCATGAAAAAGACACCCATTAAATGAGTGCCAATACTTATTTTTTATTTGAAGTGTTTCTTAGAAATTAGGATCACTGTAATCCCTGCGGAATCTCATGCTTTTATGGAAAATCTGAGTATCAACTTCGAACAAATCTGTGGAAAATATTCTAACAAAATCCAATGTCGTCATGGCCGAATCAACTGCTAAAGCGTAATTCGAAAGACTTGTTTTCCCCCACAAATCAATCTGGAAAATGATCTCGCTTCCTATTTCCTGATTATCGGCATAAAGATTGCCAACATTGCCAAGTTCAAAATAGCTTAAAAGTGGAAGGTTGGTAAAAGCAGTGGGATATTGAAAATAAAACCCCGTCAGAGTTGACAGAGCGGAGGCGGTTTGCAGTGCCGACAAAACAGTTGATTTTAAATTTTGCATCACAAGCCAGCACCTTTCTTAAATGCTTTGGCTAGTTCTTTTAGGATTTTTTGCTTATTGTTGTTAAATGCAGGAAAGAGAAATGGTTGAGCGGGAAACTTAGAGGTTCCGAATTCTTGTGCGGCTGCGTAAACCGTATTCGTCCCTATTGTCACGGATGGATTATCAGAGCCGAAGTCCTCTGTTGTGTGTGACAGACTCGCACGAAGTCGGCCCGTATCGACGGGAGCATTTATTTTTGCATCACGTTCAACAATTAAAGCACTGGTTACAAGTGCTTCCTCGATAGCCGTTTTAGTTTCTGATCCAATCTTTTTAAGCCTTTCCGAAATCTGATTAGCACCTTCAACTGCCATATCAATCCACCACCGGTCTGACGATTACTTCATAATGAATGGGATATTTTTCTATACGATATATGGTATAGGTTCCATCGTTGTCAATGATTCGTCCATTTTCTTTTGCCGAAGTTGATGTTTTCAAAAAGAACAAATTCATTTCCCCTGCGGAAGAGATTCCATAATCCTTAAATGCCATTTCTCCAGATAGAGGTTGTTTATGTGACGCTTCAATGGTCTGAGATGCTGTCCAAATGTCAACCGGAATCCCTTCCCCATCAAAAGTAGTGATTTTGTTTTGAACAGTTACGGTTATATCTAATTTCATAGCATCACCTCTAAAAAATTTGTCGTTTATATGCGTCTAGTACATAGGCATACTGCTGAATTAGGGGAGCATTGTTGTAAATGAGCATCAGTTTTCCTTCCATCAATCGACTTAACCCAACACTTCGGTCTTGTTGCTGACTATGGAGACTCGCCACTATATCAATCGTAACGTCTTCTAAATCATTAGGTAACGTTCTTGATATCTCTGGCGATAGGGTATATCCTGCCGAATAAACCACTTCGATATTGTCCACTGGTGCTGTAGGTTCACCCACAAGCCCTGTTAGGTACCCATACCACGTCCAACCGATATTCCTGAACACAATGCCTTGATCGAGATAAGTCTGGTCGCTCGTGACATAATCCGTCCCAGCAGTAAATGACGCACTGTCAACTTTTACTGAAGTGATTTGATTTACTGGATACTGCTTCAGGATAAGCTTTTGCCTACCACTGCCTTTGTAAAATTCCGAATAGGTATCCTTTATGAATAGGCGATTGCAATATTTGGACACCATTGTGGACGCAGCATTTATATACCGCTCAAGCAGATTATCCATGCTGTAATCCCATGCAAAATATTTGTAGTTTGCAACAGTTATTACTCCGGTTCTGGTGGCCGTAAAAGTTGTCGTTCCTGCCACGTAATCAATTGTCATTACGGCTGTAGAAATAGAATCTGATGCTGTTGCGGTAGCTGTGGCTACTCCTAGTTGATAAAATGTCCCGAAGTAATTTGCGGCTAAATCGGTATGAGCGAAGCTAAAAGTAATGGTCGCCGTGTCTGCCGTTAGCGTTTCTGAACTTGTTACAGCGGTTAACGTATACATATTGAGGAAAAGCCTCACACTATTCATTGTCGTTAAAGCTTGGTCAATTAAGGGCATCGCATCCCCCTCCAAAATTTAATGGAAAAGGGACGATTGCTCGCCCCCTACTTTAATACTATTTTTTCACTTGATGGCTTTTTCTTGTTTTCAGGTTTAACCATTTTATCCTTATCTGGTTTTTGCATTTACATCACCTCTTAGGTAGCTGGTTCATCGACAGCGGTTCTATCGCCAAGGATGGCGGCAAGAGAAACCGTTACCGTGTTAGTCATGGCTCCGCTAGGAGTAATATAGAGCTTAATATATCTCTTATATCCTGCCAGATCAACAAACTCACCTGCGGTTTGTGCTGAACTAGTTGTGAATGTAGATGAAATAGTATCGGTAGCAGAATTTCTGATTGTATAGGTTCCGGTATTGGTGGCCTCTTCATAGACTGTGACAGCGGTATATTGAGAAGTTAACTGGCCAGTGGCTCCCATTTGTTGCAGACTAATATATAGCGATTCATAACCCATGCGGTCAATTGCTGCACTCACATGGGCACTAGTTCCAGCGGCTGAAATCGCTTCACCGTTTAAAGCATATTTACCTACTACCTGTTCAATTAATTTACGTCTGCTTGGCATTGAAATTCCTCCTTAAATTTAAAATGGGAAAGGGGACTCATTAATCCCCTTATGCATTCGGATAGTTCCAAACCAGGAATGAGGTATTATGTCTTAGTGCCATATCGTGCTTGGCCGTGATACGCAATACTGTCTGGTCAAGACTAAATGAGGATTGCAAATTGGTCCCATCAAACCATGATGCTTCCTGACTGGCTAGGAATTCAAATGACATCTCATCTCCAAACATAAATTCAGAAAAGTCACCAAGAAAGATGTCAGAGTAAGTGGAACCAGCCGTACTATTTGCGGAGGTAATTTGGTTGACAACTTTGAACGGGAATCCGTTTAGCATGTTCTTATCCATTTCAGCTCGATAAATATATTGATTAGTAGTAGTCTTTAAGTTGTAGAATGCACTCCACATCTGGCTATTGAAAATCCAACCCACCGAGAACATTGGGGTATTAGCCTGCATAAGTGTACCAATCATACTTCCTGGAATGTCAGCGGTTAAGGTGGCTGCTCCCGTTGCAACCGATATATTAGCCGTGGCTACACCGTTTTTAATGCCTAATGGAGTGAAGGCTGTGCCTTCTCCGTAAAGGGCGACATAGTCAATCTTGAGTTTCATTTGATTGACCATATCGTCTCTGACTAACATATCGGCAGCAGGGGAACTGTCCCTAATGAGATCATTGGAAACAGGTACGAGTGTGACAAGTTTCTTGGAGTTCATCTTGATACTTCCGAAACTTGGCTTGGAATTAGTAGCGTTTTGATTTTCTCCAACATACGTCGATGTTGCTCCACCAGTAAGTTTAGGGATATTGATATTTCCGCGTGGCATCGGAATGTGGCGGGCCCCAAGTTCCATGACCGCCGTTTTAGACAGCAAGAGCGGGATAATGTCCTGTGAATATTGCTCACCAATCAGGAAACCGCCCTCAGAAGGAGTTGTGGCAGATAACTGTTTGAGCAATGCCTGGACTTGCTTGTCTTGTGGATACATGCCTTTGGATGATCCACCATTGCCCCCATTAGCAATAAACAGGGCTTTTTCAGGATCATTCTTTGCAACGGTTAGGCATTTGATAGCTCGTGTGAAGGTTAAACTTGGCTCTTTCTTTTCCTCTTGCTGTTGTTGTTGCTGTTGTTGTTGCTCGAAAATACCTGCGTATTTGTGCTGAGTTTCTTCATATTGTGCTTGCTTTTCGGCATGTTCCTTTTGCTTTTCCAAAATTGGTGCAAGTTGCTCCTTGATAGTGTCATTCATAAGCGATTTAAGTTCATTGATATCCATTTAAATTCCTCCCTTTAATTGTTGGCTAATAATTTCTATCATCATGTTTTTGAGCATCCCTGGTTCAATATTTAGTTCATCTTTTGCAGCGTATTTTGGATTAGGGATATACTCTATAGCATCAAGGTTTATTTCACCCTTGGTTGCAACTTTGGGAATTAAAAGAGACATCTGATTTTTAATTTCATCAAATGCCCGCTTGAATTCTTCGCTTAATTCTATTTTTATCGTTGTTTCCATTAATGGAACTGTTCTGGTTCCTGACATCATTGGATTCATCGACATTGTCATCTGCGATGTCATGCTTGCGGTATCCATCGGGGTTCCACCTGGTTCCATCGGCATTGTTCCGTCCAAAAACTTTTTCATGTCCTTGTGGCAACCTTCGATTTGCTTATGAATTCCAGTTAATGTTTCTCGGTTTTGTGCTGATAACGTTGCACCAGATTTTCCTTTTGGCTTAAACGATTTAGGTAAGTAAACCTCTTCAATAGGCACGGGGTTTGTTCCTAAGGTCGCTACATCACTTGATGAATCATAGGTATATTCATAAAGGAATAACTCATCATCGCCCTTGAATATGATTACATAACCATTTGGATAGTTTACTGGATACAATTCTTCGACTCCTGATTCTTCCGTGTCCAAGGGGTCAACTAAGTCTTCTATGGCATCAATGATTTCCGATACTCCAACATTATTTTGTAAATCAAAAGTTTTAATTTCAGGAAACATTGCCTTGAATTCTGCTCCAGAATAATTTTTAAAATCAGGTGCAGTTTTTCCGAAGTCGTCATAGTGTTTTGCCAAATGCGAAAAAACTGCTTTTCTGTCAGTTTCAGGGATATCGACTCCGCCTCTTGCCCCGAGTAATGCTCCCATAGCAGTGGCAACGGCTCGCCAAACTGTCTTCTTGTCACTTTGTTCGTGATGTGGGAGTTTGTATGCACCCTTATTTTCGGCATTTGTGGAATCTACCCATGCACACATAATTTTTAGATCGTCAACAGATGCGGCCGCAATTTCAGTAGGTCCGTCCCATGTTGTTCCTTCATCGGCAAGAGGATATTTCTTGTAGGGGATTGCTGACTTGTTCTCCAATTGATTCAACTCCTTTTCTATAGCATCTAGATTAATGCCTTTTGCCTTCGCATTTTGAATCAAACTTCCAAAATTTGACGGAACAGGGACAACGCTCCATTCCAATAATTCCCAACTCGTATAACGTTTCCCCCACTGGCTACCATCAATTGGCTCGGATTCTATGCCAATAAATCCAACGCTGGCCGCGTTTAAAAAATTTCCTTCGCAAAGTTTCTTACAATCTTGGGCAAAGGCAGTTGGGGCAAATTCCACCTCGGATTCAATATAATCTGGATAAACTTTTTCCCAAAGAGATTTACCCACAGGTAAACTTGAATAATCATGAGCAAAAAGGACCACAGGATTATTTCTATAGTTTTCCAATTTTACACCCGATGGCTCAAGGATGTCGGAATCCCTATCGGGTACATTAGTTGAAATTTTAAACACTATATTGCCTGTTGAATTTGCCTTTGCTTCCATTGGCATTGACTTAAACATAGTTGGCATATCATCAACTCCCTTAATTTTAGGCATAAGAAAAACACCCCCGATCAGGATGCTTCTTTTTAAATTAACTATCAATTTGCTTCACTTCACTTGTAAAATTCTATTTATCTTGCTTATCTTATTATCATCCTTTAAGTGCTGAATTCATTCCATGTCCACGTAAATGTTAATGTCGCCGTAGAAGTTCCACTATTTGTTATCTTAAGAGCATACTTTACATTATTTTTCATCCCATAATTAAAATCGGCAGAAACGGAAGAAGCGAAATTTGTTGCACTTTTCAATAAGTTGGTGGATGGCAATAATGTTCCAGAAGCAGTAATTGTAGCAGGTGCATTATTTAAGGTAAAGGTTCCAATGCTTGTTAAATTTCGATTCATGCAAAATGATGTCATGTTTCCACTATTAGTTATAGTTGCAACATCCTCATACAAATCTATTTGCAACGATATGACAGACGATGAAATTGCCTGTATATATCTTTCGTGCATAAATGTCACCTGGGAAGAAACAATGCCTAAAATATATGCAGTATTATCTGCCGATGCTCCAACAGTAATAGTTGTGCCTGCCCAAAATTTATGTCCCCTGTATACTTCTTCTAGGTCAATATCAATAGTTTTTAAAGCATCGGTTATCGAACTTAAAATATTCACGGTTGCACTTGATGAGTTGACTAATTTACTTGAACCTGCCGCAAGTTCATTGAATAGCCCCATTTGTATCACCCCACCTTGAATTTATTAACCTCGTGGCATTGGCATTTACCACTTCAAAGTGTTTTAAAAGGGCTTGGCGAAATCCTCCGACTATTAAGGCCATTTCTTTTTGGGCTATTTCTTGTTTACACATGTCTAATTTATCTGTAATCATGATAATTCCTCCTTAATAAAGTCCGGCATAAGAGCCAAGCCAAGTTGTTCCGGCATCAAAACTTTTTAGATTTAAGATAAATGTTCCTACTGCTGTAGGATTAGGAGCCAGAGTGGATGATGCTGTGCCTATGCTCCATGTTATTGTTCCTGTGTAGGTAAATGTTGCAGTTGCGCTGAATGTTAATTTAACGTTCAAGTTCTGTATTGTATCTGTTGCAGTTGGAACATTAGTTATTTTTAATGTTTTGGCGGCTGTATCAGCATTAGTTGCGATGAAATTTCGATATGTCGTTAAGTCCAGCGTAAATACACCAGCATTTACTACCGCTGTCGATAATCCGTTTAGGGCTGTATTGTTGCTACTCAAGGTCGTTATGTTTGCGCTTATGCTGGATAAATTGGAATTTATTGACGCTTCTAGTTCATGCTCGTATTCGCTCTTTACGTAGGCCTTTGTTAAGCTTATTGGCATTCTTTATTCCTCCTTATTCTGGGATGACTGGAAGTATTGTGCAACGGCAGTTTATTTCATCCGGCACATCTTCGCCATTGCTAAATGGTTCATCAATGCCAACAACCTCACCGTTCATTTCTATATGGGCTTCCCTGGTACGATTGTCAATTTCTGACAACCACTCTTTCTGCTGTATATTGGCGGATTTGTAGGTATCCAGTGATCCATAGTTCACGGTTGTTATTGTTTCTGTTCGGGCAATTCGGGTTGCTCTATATCCTTTTGCATCAGAATAGACTTGCGAAATCCTGTCTCTCAATTTCGGGATACCCTCACCGTCTGCAATCCCTTCGCTCAATGTTGATCTCAGTTCATCCTTTGTGGTGTTATTGATATCTTTTACCCTGTCAAGTCCGTTCGCCTTAATCCATTTTAAGAATAGGGGTTGCATGAAGTCTTCCGTTAATCCAAAACTAAAGGTTACATTGACGGTGGCAAAACCCTCAGTCAGAGATGCTAACCACAAAGGCTTTAATGAGGTATAGAATAGATCGTCCTCTTCGTCCCAATCTGCATCGTCAATAGATTTTGTTGACTTTAAAAGTTTGCCGTTTATGCGATCCTGCTGTGCTTGGAAATAGCGTTTTAAGGCATTAATAAAAGGCCGCTCATTTTTTACAGCCGCCTTGTCCATGACTTTCCACATTTGACTTTTCATTTCAGGGGTCAGGGTCTTTTTTTTTATTCCTTTTGGGGGTTCAGCGGGTGGTTCTCTTGCTGGGAGATTGGTTGGTAAGGCGTCACCGCTATTAAGTGATGTCGGGATCATATTTAAGGGCGTATACAAAATTTGTCCTTTGCCATTAGGAAGCTCAGGCCATCCATTAGCCACGCGCCATTCATCTACTAATATACCGCCGTTTTTAAGACCTTCAGAGGCTTTTTCCAACTCAAACGCTTTGTCTTCAGGGACCACATTGTCATGCTCAAGATATTGATCTTTCGCAAATTCAGGTACAAGTTGAAGGTTCAATGTGTCGTCAATGAACTTCAGTTCTTTTCGCAATACATTTTTCGTGTAAAGATAATAGGCAGCGTCAATGGTGCTTCTGTTGGAATTTTCCAAGATACCCATTAATTCAGGAGGAATACTGAAATGCTGGTTTGAAACATCTCGCAAATACTTTCTAGACTCAATAAAATCCATATCCTTGGCGGTTTCTTTTAGTATTTGAGCCTTTAATTCCCAATTGACAAAGGCCGTTCGATGGCTGTTATTGTATCCTCCAAATTTAGCATTCCAGTTTTCTTCAGCCCTATCTATTGCGGTCTCATCGGCACCTGGCATTTGCATAATCATGTTTGGCACAGCATCATTGAAGAAAAAGCGTTTGGCATATTTAGCCATGTACTCATCGGTTTCGATTTCATCTGCTATTCCATTTGCTCGACCAATACCTCTGAGGTAGGGGTTTGAAACATCTGGCTTTTTGAAATAAACAATATCCTCTGGCAAGACATAAATTGGAGGTACTTGAACATTTCCTTGAGGGTAAATACTAAAATACGGAACTGAGACACTAGGGATATGCAATACCCAATTTGGGGGAACTGGCCATATTTCAGTTACCTTTCCCAATCCATTGCGTTCTTTAATCCAGAATGCTTCACCAGATGGCAAGAGTAGATAAACTTGTGTGATATAAAGTAGGGCGTATTCCGTCATTGTTAAATTTGAGTTTGGATGTTTTAATAATTGCTCAACTGGATTATTCTTTATTTTTTGCTTCTTAATATCTCCTTGTTTGTATAATCCATAGGCAGAAGTAGCGACATCTGAGGCTATTTGATGTACGGGATTCATGCGAGGGTTTTCATTATAAAGTTTAATCCACTGTGCCGTTGAACGACGTGGAGGTTCGCCATAGATTGGGGTAAAACTTTGTGATAAATTCAGTAAGGAAGATTGGGTTGGTAAGCCAGTAAAGGCAGATTTGATTGAATCAATCCTCTCTGATAAAGTCATTTTTTGCTTCATTGTATTTCACCACCTGCCTTTACTTTATGTAGTAGTTTGGTCTTTTTAGTGTAGACCAAAGTTTCTGCAAGGAATCTGCAGCATCATCATTTTTCGCCTTCGCATGGTATTTTAAAACTTCATTGTTATATTGAGTATTCAAATTGTTGAACAGTATATTTCCATTGTTCATATCGGGCTCCATCTGCAAAATCCTGTTATGTTTATTTGTTGTTGATCTGAAACCAGTTACTTTTCGATAAGTTCCTTTCTCAACAAGATATTGCCGTAATTGTTCAGTCCCATCTTCCTTGTAAGTGTTTTCTTCAAAAATAATTTCGTCTATGTCAGGGTATTCATTAATAAACCACGCTGTATGGTCCATAATGGCATTTAACTTATGATTTTTTAGTTGTCCTTCTCTTACTATTAATGCACCGTTTAAACTACCTCCTAATGTATACCCTGTGTTGTCTAAGCCTTTTCCTTCTGACGGATCAATGGTAAGTTTTAATTTTTGAACCTTGGGCGGTTCATCATACAAGCTCTGCCAATATCTTTGTACCTTAAACGGCATGTCACTTGAATTTCTCGGCTCCGATTGGTCTTCTTTCCAGAATGCATCTTCACCAAATGCCTCACGATCCAGCATCACATTATAATAACCACCTGGATAAATCGTTTTATCCTCCGGAACTTTATCCTCCCATAAAACCTCGGTACCCTTTGTCATTTCGTCTTTATTTTGTAAATAAAAATCCCAAGCATCTTCAAACCTATTTTCGTTTGCAATATTTCGGTAAATCTTTCGCCATTCTTCCCAAAGTTGTTCATTCTCTGGAAAAGATATAACTCTTTTCAAAATAAGTGATTTCCATGCTGGCATTTTTGTCACTTTTGCAAGCAAAGAATCTTCGCTCAGCAATGTCCCTATATAAAAGTAATCGGTATTATAAGTACCAAGTCTTCCTATTTCCTCGTTAAAACAAGTCTCCAGCTTTTGTCTTAGACTTTCTGATTCCATTACGCTTTTATCTTCTAAGTCATCAAGTATGATCAAGTCCGGCCTTGTATCCTTGTTTATTCCCCTTAACCCAGATTTCCAACCACTGCAGCAAATCCAAACATCATTTTTTAAACAAATTTCCTCTGCATTCCACGACCGCCCTTTTTGTACCCCAAAATCTTGTACAATATCCTGACTTTCTAAAGCCTTTTTTGTTTTTTCAAGAAAGTTAGCTGAAATATCTCCATTTGAACTTATAAAGAATATAAATTTTTTCTTTCGATACAGCGCTGCCCATGTTGGCATTGCAAAACTACTAAATGTTGATTTACCGTGTTCTCTAGGTGCGATGATGGCTTGCTTTTCTCTCGACTGTGATTCTATGACATTTTTTAATGTGCTTAATATTGTCCTTGAATACTCTGCGAATTCTCTTTCGAATTGGTCTGGCATGTATGCCTTGCAGAAAAATTCAGGGTCCAACTCCCCCAACATTCGTCTCAATCCACTAGGCCCCGTCAGGGGATAACTTGTCAATACGGCTTCAGCATTCTCTAGACCAAAATGCTTTATTACTGCATCAACGATTAGAGTTTTCTGAAGTTCATTCATACCATCACAGCCTTTATTTGAAAAATAAATTTAAAATATATTGATTTACCCCTTGCATAACCCAAGCGGTTAGGTTATAATAGTATTAGATAAAGAATTGAAAGCGAGGAAAACGAAATGAAAAAAGAACAAACACTTACATGGACCTCAGAAAGTGGGAAAGAAATCAGCCTTAAAATCGAAGTCACCCGCGCAATGGAAACCGAAGTAGCTTATGCCGATGGATACAATATCGAGCTATCCAAAAAACAACCTGTCGAGTCAATGTTTATTGAGGTCAGAGTAGACGGTGAGTTTTTAGGCCAAGGTTACAATGGACCAAGCGTTGTTACCGAGTTGCTTTATACTAAACAAACCTATAACCACATTAAATCTCAAGGCGGCCACTCGTTACTGCTGGGCAAGGTCATACTCAAAGAGGCTAAACATGATGAGATCGTCTCCACCATCGACTCAATGATTGCGGCCGCAAGTCAAGATCCTGAATACGCCGAATACAAAGGTATCGAGATTATCAAAGTTGCTAAGCAAGTTGAAGCCGTCGAGAAAATGAAGCAAGTTGAAGTTCCGCTCTACGCAGTCGAAGCCTACAATCAATACGCTGGAAGCTCAGAAAAAGCCTGGGAAGATGAAGACGAGACAGCCTGGGCGTTAATCAATAAGTGGGGTAAATATATCGAGGTCCAGCAAGGAGCTCACCCCGAAAAAGTCCGGGAGATATGGAAAGAAATGAATCGCGAACAATCATTCGGTATTCAAGACTAAGGGATAAGCTACAAGGCCAGCCGGGAGCCTATACCCGGCAATTGAAAGGAAGTACGAAATATGAATTACAAGCTAAACTCAGAATATGAGTTAACCACGGAATCCCCCGCATCACATTATGGAATACCTGTAGTCGTTGGTATTAACGGAGGAGCTTATGGACCCGCAAGCGAATTGCCGTTTCCTGAAAAATTTCGTACCGTTTTTGGAAATCGTCCAAATACATGTGATGCTTTTGTCTACAGTTGGGCCAACGAATTAATAAAGGATGATCTTCATAACGTCATTGGCATGGCACGGACAAAGGATGAAGTCGTTGCAGCATCAAAGTTTTTGGGACAATGGCCGGAAGGGAGACAAATCAATCTAGTAGAAGTATTTGAAGGCTGGGCATGGAAACTAAATCACGAGGAGGATTCCAAATGAAAACGATTAACTATGGCAAAGTCAACGACTGTATGCTTTTTGCTACGATGTTAAATGGTAGCCTCACCCCTCTAAGTAAGGTTGATATAAGGTTTGTAGATGCCGACTATTGCATCAGATACGACTCGGGGGTTTATCCTGGTGCCACGAGCGTCGAGCAACATATCTGTGATCAAGTTGCCGCAGATTTAGCGGCAGTTAGCCAGGCGGCGAGTGCAATGGGTAGGATAGGCGGATCGGCTAAAACAGATGTAAAGTCCACTGCATCCAGGACAAACGGTAAACTTGGTGGTAGACCACATAAGACTCAAACAGAGAAGGAGGAAAAATAAAATGACATATAAATTTAAACAAGCTATTGTAAACGGAGATCAATATATTTATGGATTCAAGTTTTATCAATCAATTATGAAATGGTATAAATAAACACCGAATTCACGCCACTCATCAGAGTGGTTTTTCTTTTGGGAAAAATAAAAAGAGCCATTCCATCTACCCGATAAGGTAAACGAAATGGCTCACAAAGAAGCACTAAAACGTTATATTAATTTCGATTGACAGACTTTCAATCAATGCACTTTCTGCTAAAACCGTTTGACCAGCTGAATATATCAAAACCGCTTTGCCACATTTAGGACAATTGCTTCTGTAGACTGAATCTGTACCAGTTCCCTTAATATAATGAGTGATTGTTCTATTGCATTTTTGGTCAGGGCATATGACTTTTTCAAACTCCATCATAAAAGTATCCTCATTCGAGAGATTCCTTTTCCAATTGTTCGGCATTTTCTTTCATAAACTTGCTAACCTTTTGATATCCTTCAGCATTATCCTTTTCATCAAAACCTCTGAACTTCGCCCTTGCAGGATAGGCATCGGATATACTTCCATCATCCTCAACTTCAACAACTATGACCCATCCGAAAGTATGCAGTATCATATTTATCCACCAGAATAGGCCTGACTCCCTAAACTCTTGCCAAGTTTTCTTTTCAACCATGATACAATTTCTCCCTTATACCGCAATACTTGCATAGTATTTATGGTATTTCATTTTCGCTGTTGCGTATGCTATCTTTGCATCTTCCTCGTGTTTAAAACTTCCAAGCCATTTTCTTTTCCCATTAACATCAATATATGTTTCATATTTATTACTTCTTTTGCGTAAATGATAACCTTTTGCCTTTGTGTTTTGACAATTTTCTGCATTTGTAACAACATTTAAATTTTCATCCGTGTTATCTAGTCCGTCATGATTTTTATGGTCAACTTTAATTTTAAAATCAGTAACTTTTTTTAACCATCTATGAAGTGGCATTGTTGTCCATTTCTCATTGATTCGAATATGTCCCCTTACGTAATAACCTTTTACGGTCGGCTCGTAGGCGGCACGCCATGTTCCGGGAAAATTATTTGCACGTTCAAAATCACACAAACTTATTTTCGTCTGATATTTCCCTTTCTGCAATGAAATATATACATATCCATCTATGATTTTATAATTATTCTTCATATATCAGTCCTCTTATAGAGTTTTTCCTTTGCTCTTGTGAGACTCTGTAAACATATTTCAGAAATATCACCCACAAAACAGAACCAATCAATAAACTGCAAAATGATCTGAGCGGGGTCAGTATGCAACATTACCGTACTCATCTCAAAAGATAGGTGAAAACTTTGAACCGTGTGCATCAAAAATCTCTGAAAGGTATCACTATAGGTTGTCTGTATTTCCATCCTCGGAGCAATTATCTCCTGTCGAATCTCAGCTAGCCTTTCTAGTGCTGGACCAATTTCCAATTCCTCTTTGTGTTTCTTGCAGGATTCAGCACCAACAATACAAAGATCAATTATTGACCTAACATCTGATTCGGTTTTTTCAACTATTCCTTTTAATTTTTCAAGATCATTGGCAACGCTGTTGAATTGCGATAAGTTTTCCTTGATGATTTCAAGCGGGTCAAATGGAACATGCATAAACCTTTCAATCGTTTCAGCAAATGGTGCAACATGGCATCCTGGGATGAATGCGCCACCCTCTGTACAATTAATCACGCTTCCCTTATGTTGTGTGATATCAACCTCATAAGCACGTAAAAAATTGTACCAGCCGGTATTCGTTTTAACCTGATCGGAAACGTTACCTTTAACAAAAAATATTCCTTCTCCCTCACTGGAAAAGGGAACTTCCGTTACGTGGGTTTCCCCATCTTCTCCATAGGCTAAGTCTTGACCGACAAGGATAATCGGATCACATCCCAGGGCCTCGGCAATTTTGAAAGCCATATTTGAAGATGAAAGCTTTATGTCCAAAATTCCTCGATCAATCTCCAGCCATTTGAAGTGGTCAAAGTTTCGATAAACGATGATTTGTGGGCCAGTGTAAGATTTATATACATGGTTGAAAAGTACTGGGCAAGCGGTCATGTAAACGTCTTTAACTTCTTCCGGATCAAAGTTATCAAAGAATTGTTGTACTTCATGTTCGCGCTCAAGACTTGTTACCATGTGTGGCTTGATGCCGTTCTTCATAAGATACTTAAATGATGCATCAACGCTGATAATTAATGCCTTATCTTCCAATCCCTTGAGCAAATGCATATTCTTTTTGAGACTTGGTCCCGCAGCCACGATTATGGCTGGTTTGCCCTTGAATTTGTCGTAAAGTAAATTGATACCGGGATTGTTCACGATCTCACTCACATTATCTAGCATATTTTCAAGCCCGATCAAACTATCCTCCGGACAGTTACCGAAGTTTTGTATGTTGTGATACATGGCTTCGAAAAGTATTTGCATGGCTTGAATGTAGTAGTCTTTGCCAATCTTCATTGCTGGGTAGAGAAATAACGGCTGTGTTGCTCCACACATCAGCATTTGTTGTATTTCCTTCTGATAGTGCTCACGAAGTTTTGTGTATAGTTGGTCGAGAGGTACGCCAACAAAGAAGTGAATGCCGGGATTGTTGATTAACTGAGTTAAATCTGTAA